CGACGTTGTACATGAAGCAATGATCTTGACGTATACGTTCTAAGTGATATTTATCCGTTAACATAGCAGTTATTTCGTCGCGCGTAAAGGCTTCGGCATAGGGACAATCTGCCTGTGCCTCAAACTGGTCAAGACCTTTTTGTATCATGGCATACTTCCAGCTGTTGCGAGCATACACCATGAAGCGCAACTCACCTTCGGGCAGCAGCAGTTGGGCTATGTTGTTGATGTTTTGTTGTATGTTGGGAAAATGATGCAGAACCCCATAACTGTAGACCAAATCAAAAGGCTCCAATGCCAGCAGCGCATCGATGTCGGTCACAGACCTTTGAAAAAACATTCCCGGCAAGTCCAAGCACTTAAACCTTGTGCGGCAGAGATCGATGCTGGCCTGGCTAATGTCTATGCCGGTGTAATGTGCGCCGTGGCGGGCAAACTGCTCTGCGTCGGTGCCAATGCCGCAGCCAATCTCCAGCACTCTTTTGCCACGCCAAAGATGAAAACCAGCAAAGTCCAAGATGTGTGGTTCGGCACGATACCGCTTGGCTGTGACCTCTTCGAAGTAGGCTGCGGTACCTATCTCTGAGCTGCCATGATTAATATTACAAGGCTGGCGGTTCCAATAATCAATTATCTGCTGTTTGATATCAAGCATCTTTGAATTGCGACAGTTGACGATTTGGGTCCTGCTCCGGGCTGCACATCCATGCCCACGGATCTTGTTGACCGGCCATGACATTCTGAAACCATGATACGTCTTGACCACGTTGTTGTATATACCAAGCCAGCTTTATTGTGTCACTGACTCTCCTGATGCGCCAGTCGATGTGGTTGAAATCCCGGGGGTCATTAGGACGTCCTTCAAACATGATTCTTTCTTGATAAGTGGTGTCGTGATTGTTTCCGGTGAGATCGTGTCTGTCGTGCAGCACAGACACATCGATGTTGCGCATGATACCCAGCATATAGGCAGTCTGGCTGATCCATGCATCAGATATTTGGTGTGGACTTAGGTATCCCATGAGTCTGTACCACTCTATGGGCACAATAGGAAAGATCGCATAGGGGTGATTATTGTGAGTGGGCATGCGCAACACAGCAAACTCTCCGTCGTGCTCAGTGATGCGTTGATCCCAGCCTGGTGTTTGCATGATAGCATCGTCGTTCCAAAACATCAACCAGCGACCCGCGGAATGTTTGGCCAATTGATTGACATATTGGTTGAGGTTAGCATAGCCCATGCGTTCTGATACCAGAATCTTGTTGTTATGATCTTGATCTCGCAGTAAGGGTGCAATGGTGCTCTGAATGTATTCTAGTGCGGTTTTGTCATCATCGTCTAGGCCATACAGGATTTCAATGCTCATGGGGTCATGAGCTGTGTCTAGCAGGCTCTGGACGCTGCGAAGCAGGGCATCAGTGCGTCCTCGTGTGGGCAGCAGCACTGATACTGAGAAAGGCAATGGTGTGGTCCAGTTTATGAAGCGACCTAGGTTGAGCGGTTGAGATGCCATGACGTCGGCGTTAACCTTTGTAAATGGCGCTGTTGGCATTGTGTTCGAAGACTTCCACGCTGCGCAAACGCACATTTTTGTTTATCACCGCACCGGGCGTGGATTTCAATTCTTCCAGGATAGAGGCCATTTTTTCATAGGCCAGTTCAGCAAACTTTTCACAGCCCACTGCTGGAACAATGCGCAAATCAACGATGCCTAGATTGTTATATCCACCCTTGATATCCAGCATCTGTTTGAAAAATTCCAGTTGCGGATCATCTTCTGCCACCAATAGAGTGTGATCAAACATGTATTCAGCCCACTTCTTGAAGCGATCCAGGCCACCAAAGTCCATGACCCAGTTGCGCTCGTCCAGGATGTCGCTCTCGAATATTAACTTGATTCCAATGCTGTAGCCATGCAGCAGGCTGCAGTGGCTGTGAGTGCTGCGCCACTGGCGGAAGCAGCAGCTGAGTCCACGGTCATTGCCGTAAGTTTTAGTTGATAGATATTTGGCCATCTTGTGTCTCCTTTATGACATTGCGATGACTTGCAGAATATTTAGAGTGGGATGAAAGTCCTGAGTCCACTAACGGGATTGTACAGTGAAAATATTTATGTGTCAACAGGATCAGCGTGGAATCTTGTAAGTGTCGGTGTGATAGTTGCCCTGTCCTGACACCACATGACGTACCCCGCCCACGGGGTCAGGGGTATCCCCATAGCGCCGGGGTATGAGATGCACATGCGGATATCGAACAGTTTGGCCTGCGGCCTTGCCTTGATTGATGCCCACGTTGTAGGCTTCGCACAACTGATTCCGAACCATGCCATCGCCGTGATCCACTGCGACCTCAAAGCACTTCATGAGGCAATCGCGATCTAGACGCTTGGGCACAAACAGCAGGTGTCCCAGTGTTACTGGAAATCCGTCCCTGAACACCAGCACGTCCGGGGTTTCCCAAGCCAAATCACTCCAAGGTACGATGCCTTGATCCTGGGCCTGCTCGTAATCATTGCTCATAATGGTACACCGGTATTGCTGTCATTTTGTGTAGATTCCTTGCGCGTATCTTTCTGTAGGCCTGGAGACACAGTTGTTGCTTAGGATCCATGGGCCAGACATTGTCTTGATCCTGCTGCATGGCCAATTCAAGTTCAGCATAGGTCATGCCCAGTTGATCCTGGTCAGTGCGCCCATCATCCCATAGGCCATCTGTGGGCGGTGCGGAGATGATGGCATCAAGTATGCCCAGCTCACGCCCCAGCTGCCAAACCTGTGTTTTCATCAGGTCGCCTATGGGACTGATGTCTACTCCACCATCGCCATACTTGGTGAAAAATCCCACACCGAAATCTTCCACGCGATTGCCAGTGCCCACCACTATGCCATCAGTGCTTTGAGCGGCTTGGTACAGCATGGTCATTCTTAATCTGCTGCGACTGTTGGCCAAGGCCAGATCACTGTAGAGGTTGTTGGCGAGGGCCACGTGTTCCAGTGAGGCAAACACACCACCCAAGTCAAGGTTTTGATGCCGCACATTGATGAAGTTTTTGGTCAACCAAGCAGCGTGGGCCAAGCTCAGATTGTGCGTGTGTTGGCTCTGGCGTATGGGCAAGGTCAAGACCAGAACCGGCATGCCAGTGCGAGCACATAGAGTGCTGACCACGGCGCTGTCAATGCCACCCGACACACCCACCACCAGAGTCTTGATGGCATGGGCTTGTGCGTAGTCCAGGATCCAGTTGCTGATGTCGTGAGCCAGCAGTTGTGAGCCCGATTCCTCTAGCATGTCATTCCTGTTCTTCTAAATCTTCCCAACCATATCGGAGTAGTTCTTCGTAGTTCCATTCAGTGTCGCCCTTGGGCATATAACCTACACTGACGTGAAAGCCTTTACCCCAAGTACTAAGATAATCCATATCTACAGATAATGGCTTCTTGTCATAGAAATATTGATTAATATGTGTAGTCATAGTATTCTCACAAACCCCAAACACTAACTTATTGACATCAAAATCATCACCATAAGTTTCTACGACTACACGAAGGAAACTACCTTTTTGTGCATCATAGCACATCAATACTGGTACAGGATCAACCAGTCCTTTCTTGGTATCGTGTACGAACATTTCTGTGCTGTAAACGTGTTTACGACCTTCAGTATAGTAATCCTTGCCTACACCCTTTTCCGTGTACTTTTTTTGGCTCCAATCAAAATTGCGCTTCTTGGTTTCCTTGTCGTCCCAATCCACAGCACCATCCACATACACAGCCTTGGGATGAAGTACGATCTCAGTAACAGTAAATGAACTGGATTCGCTGCTGACAACAGTATCATGTTCGATACCATCTAGTTCCCAATACTCTATGTACTTGCGACCAGGACTTACTTCGGGACTATTGCTATCAAAGCCGCCCTCTTCTTCGTCTGACTCACTATCCTCGTCATCGGTATCTTCATCAAAATCTTCACCGTATGCAGCCTTTTCGTGCATGGCTAAAATATGATCTGCTAGTAGATGCTTGCGATCTTCATCAAGCCAATACTCAACAAATTCTTCTGGTACAGTATCTACCATGAGTTCACCACCATAGCCACCAAAGTCAAGCATAAAGTAACGCTTGCCTGCGTGTGGGTTGGCAACAGCCTTGATTACCTTTTTTTTGGCAGGTGCTTTAAGTTTCTTTGCTGTAGCCTTTTTGCTAGATTTAGTAGAAGGCTTCGTAGTCTTGGTTTTTTTCTTTGCGGCCATGATTGATTCTCCTTGCTATTGATTGTGGTGTCTATGATTGTAATAGGTTGGACAGACTGGGTTTCAACATAGCAGCAATTTGCTGATGGCCCAATGCAGTTGGATGATAGCTGATGGGATTCAATATACCTTTGCGAGTCAAAAACGGAATCTTATTACTATCATGATTCCACTTTGACAAGTGATAATTGGTATCCATATCAGTCATGCCATTGGTCAATGCCAGTTGCGACAGCATGTCGCGATTGGCCGTGTTGTTGCCCACTAGGTTAGGAATCGACACTGGATAATCGTGATGATTAAAAGTATCAAGCCAAAGGTTTTTTATGTTTTTGGACACAAAGTAGTCGTTCCAGAAAAGCATGTCTGTAGACAGTTGAGCAACTTCGTGTGTGTGATCAAATGACCACCGCACCAATGCTCTAGCAAGCTTCAAGTCCTCGTGGTAAGAAAAGTTTACTAATCTATTTCGTTCCAGTGAGTATAACTCATTGCGAGCAGTTGATGTGATTGCCCATAGTACAACAACATTGGAGTATTCTGCGAAATCCCGATCAGTGAAAAAAGTCTTGGCCAGTCTAAACTGTTTTTGGTTGCTGGATCCACCAACGGCAAAAGATATGTTATCTAAATCAAACTCTTGGGCTAACACTCCACGATAACTTAACTTATCATTTATTTCTTTATTCCATGCTATATTGCCCCACTCATTGTCAGTCATGTTGTGTTGGTATCCTGCGCCAACGCCAAATGTCCAACTGCATCCAAACGTGATTAACAATGATTTCATCGCGATTTATTTGCTACGAATGAGTCTAAACTGAGGCAGTAGCAAGAATGCCACTAGCAATATAGTGCCAAGCACTGCCAGGATGGGCAAAAATACCAACTTGATTGCAAAGTTTTTTAGATAGTCAACCATATCACTAACCCCAGCATCACAAACATCATCACAAGAGTCAAAGCGCCCACTAGGTCTAGCTTGTGTTTTTGCATGGGGCATCTGCCCTGCTGCCAGTCACAGTATTCCTGGGGTCTGCCATCATCACCCAGCACCTGCCGACACCCATGCACCGGACACTGCATGATCAAGCCACTATGTTATACTGCTCGCGCAGTATCTTTTTGTAGGGCTTGCCTTCTTCCATGAGTCGGCAAACCAACTTGAGACGCTCGGCCAGCTCAATTTCATTGGCCATTTCTAGTTTGACAACAATGGTGCGCAGTTCATCCAGTGTGATGGGAAGATCCATGTGTGTTTCCTGTGTGTATTTACGAATGCCCCTTCATGCTCAAGCAGATATCGTAAAACTCCTGCTTGAGTGCGGGATCTGTGGAAAAAGCACCCAGCATGATGGCAGTGGTCATGTCAGACTCATGCTCGCGCACGCCGCGCTGCGTCATGCAGTGATGCTCGGCCTTGACCAGCACAGCAATATGCTGCGTCTTGGCATACTTCTTGAGCGCTTCTGCGATCTGCGTGGTCATTTCTTCCTGGATCTGTGGGCGTTCACAGATATGGTGCACCAAGCGATTGAACTTGCTGAGTCCGATCACTTCGTTTTCTGGCACGATGCCTACCCAACAGCGCCCAACGATGTTCTGGAAGTGGTGCGCACAAGTGCTGCGTATGCTGATAGGGCCTGTGGTGTAAAGGCTTTGATAGCCCATGTTGGGAAACGCGGTGACCTTGGGCACAGGACGATAGCGTCCAGAAAACGTTTCCTTGACAAACATCTTGGCCACGCGCCGAGCAGTGTCCTGTGTGTTGTGGTCATGGTCAGTATCAATCACCAAGCTTTCAAGAACGGTCTGGAAGTTGGCAGCTACTTCATCCACAAGTTGCTCAAGCTCGTTGTCATATACAAACTCTGCAATGTTGTCGTTGCTGTGGTATCTTGCACCAGCTGCTTCGATGCGTTGTCTAATGGTATTGCTGATTTTTTCTGTCATGATGATCTCTCTATGTGATGCATTATATAGATTTGTAGGCGCAAGAGCAAGAATTTTGGTTCAGCTTTGTGCCTGGGTCCATGTCCAGGCATGATCAATCATGTCCGAAATGGTGTATTTTAATTCACTCCCAGATACCTTGTGCCATTTCGCAGCATCGGCAGTCAAGACCACGCTGTCTCCGGCGCGCCGTGCATGATCCTGGATGGACAGAGTCTTGCCCGTGATCTCTTGTGACTGCTGTATCACTGACCTATTGCTGGTGCCCACACTGGTACCGAGATTGAATATGCCTGTGTAGGCATGCTCGCAGGCCATGACATGGGCCTGGGCAATGTCCCAAACATGCACATAGTCTCTCACACAGGTACCATCCGCGGTATCATAATCTGTGCCATAGAGATGGAAGATGTCACTGTTTTTGAGGCATTGCAGAACCCGGGATATAAGATGCTTGGCGTCGCTGGCCTGACCATGCCGACCACGAGGATCAGCTCCACAGGCATTGAAATAACGAAACACTGTATATTCCATGCCATAGGCTCTGTAATAACTTTCCAACAACCACTCGGTCATGAGCTTGCTTTCCCCATAGGGCGAAATGGGCAAGGCAGGATCTATTTCCTGACAGGGAATCATGAGTGGGTCACCGTAACAGGCAGCGGTGCTGCTGAAAACAATGCGTGTTTGGAGCTGGTTGACTCTCAGATATTCCACCAGCCGCTGGGTTTTGACAAAGTTGTTGTCGTAGTACAGCGCAGGATCGCTCATGCTTTCTTCCACACTGACACTGGCAGCACAGTGTACAATGACATCAGGCTCATGATGCTGGATCCAATGCAAGGCATCGTCGCTGGCAAAGTCGCCCACGAACATGCGATTGTTGGCAGAGAGCTCGTTGAGCCGGCTGGGCGGCATCTTGATATCCAGCATGAGAACCTCATGTCCTGCGTCCATGAGATTCAGCACAGTCTGTCCGCCAATATAGCCGCTGGATCCGGTCACTAGTATCTTCATAGCCGATGCTCCATGATCGCTGTTGGTATCTTAGGTTTACAGATCTTGATATTCACAGAACTGCGGAGCCAGTTTGAGTTTGTACTTGGCCTCAGGCACATGATCGCGATAGCGATTACCATTGCGATTCCACTGCTCGCCCTGGCCCGTGATGATGTCCACGATGCGATCCACAGTGCCGTTGGTCCAGTCCGAAATCACGCCCATGTTGTGATGTGGTTGGTTAAGCAGATTGGTAAGCTTGCCCACGGCATCGTCTTCGCTCCAGGGCACGTACATGCGCTCGGGATCGTTGGCAAAAGTTTCAGGGAAGCTGCGATAGGCTGGATACAATACGTTACATCCCAGGGCATCTGCTTCACTCACAGTGTTGCTGACCCAGTCCTGCAAGGCACAGTTGAACAGCACTCTAGTATCGTTCAGGAGCTCATAGTATTGATTCTTGCTGAGATTTTCATAGATTTCCAGCTTGCCCTGGGCTGCCATGCTCCGCGCACGTTGCACATATTCAGGATTGTTGCTGCGCAACGGACCGCCTGAGAATACTGCGAACCGGGTGTCAGGCGCTACTTGCTCCTGATATCGTTCCGCGAGATCCATGAAGAAGCCAGGTTGCTTTTCTTGATCAAATCTTGCAGCAAAGGCCACTCTGCGAGTGCGCTGGCTGAAGTTGCGGATTTGGTCTGCGCCCCCGATGCGCTCCTGTACTTCCTCCTTGCCAAAGGCTAGACCGGAAATATTATAGATAGGAGCACGCCAACCAGCAATGCGCATATGAGCAACCATTTCCTCGTTTGACGCCAGGACCGCGGTTGCAAAACAATTGACCATTTTTTCATATAAATCCATCCAGGGCTGCATGCCCCATACATGTACAAAATCATCGGGATCGATGCTCTGGGCCAGGCATCGAACAAAGATACGAGGGCGCTGGGACTCAGGAACTTGATCCAGGATATACGGGAGACTTTCCATCCCAGGTTGGAACATGTCTTCGAAATAGACGACATCTTCACTGGTGACATCGCCCTGCTGCATGAGCCGCACAAGATTCATCATCTGGCTCATGGCAAAATAACTGCGACCGTGTGCGTCCAAGACCTGGCCCACAGAGATTTTTTTACTGTGGTCTAAGTTCAATCCAGGCACATAAACAACGTCTAGTCCGCGGCGTTCAAAAACTCTGCGATTCCATTCGGTCAACTGGAGAGTGTATCGAGCTTCGTAGGACTCTAGACCCATGTAAAATAATTTACGCATGATAGTCCTCTAAATTACAAGCCGCGTTTGGCATCCAAAGACCACATGTCTTTGGCAGGTTTGCCTTGGCAGTACTTGTTGAACTGCTGGAAAGCATAGCTCTTCCAATTGTAGAGATCTGACTCATCGTAGCGATATCCAAAGTCTCGACAGAAACCTAGATAGTGCTCAAGGTCATCAAAAATAGCCACCACGCGCGGGTTTACACGGGATACATTCTTTCGGTCTTTCATTTTATTTCCTTCAATTATTACTATTAATCAACAACAAAAATCATCCTGACTTGACATATCTGATGTAACTGCCGTTTTCGCCGTCTTCAGACACTTCAATCCACATGTCTCGACCGGGGTAACGTACGGCTATCGCAGTATACAAATCATCGCTGATCATTTCACAGCTTTTGTGATCTAAAGACAACACATTGTCTTGATAGAGACTTTCGCACCAGCGTTTGAGCTGTATGAATTCTATGTCACGGTCATTGTGGAACACCTCAACCCAAACACGAAAATGAAATATATGTCTGTGTGGGTGACTCAGGAATGATACATCATCTGGGCCACCAGTGGCCAATCGTGGATCAGTGGCTGCAGCAGGATAACAGTGAATGCCCTCTTTTTGGAAGGTGATCCATATCATGCGTCGGGACGCTTCGCGTCGCGCATCTCTGGCGTCTTTGAGAGCTGCCTGTCTTTGGGCATCAATCATGGGATGGGTTTGTCCTTTTGGTAATGTTGCCAAGGGGTAAAATTTTCGGTGCTCATGAGATCATGTAGTCTGTGGCACCAAACCCCGGGATTGGTGCTGTCAAAGTCACGATCATCCAGTTTGATCATAGTGTTGTAGTTCCATAGGCGCACATAAGGCACCGATACTCGTATTTGGGGGATAAAGTTATTGTATTCGCACAGACCGCCTTCGTTGAAATCTTCCGCAGCATCAATGGGAATATCAAGGCTACACAAATAATTTCTTTTAAGGAAGAACATAATCATTTCTTCCCAGGCATGCCAATCACCGTTTCTAGCAGGATTATAGGAATGGTTTGCACCAAAGAAAATATGCTTCACAGGATCTCCTATGCTCATAAAGGGGTCTGCCAATATCTTTTCTATGGAATCTGTGGTGTGTAATCCCACAACAAACAGAGTTTTCATTCCAAAGGCAGGGGTGCGTTCCACTTCCTGGCCCAAGAAAAAGCCTACATTGTCGTGTCCGGGCCTATTCATAAAGTTCTCCAAAAATTTCTTGATGACGTATGCCGCGCTGACTATCTATCTTTTCAATACCAGGCATGTGTGTGATGTCACGGTCTGAATACATGTTCTGGGCAAATTCCAGCAGTTGATCTTGTAACACAGGCAATAGCATTTCACTGTATTGTACAAGATCCTGGCGTAGAAAGTCAATACGTGATTTAGCCAAATCGCTCCAACTCACAGCACTACCATAGTATGGATTGATGAATATGCGATCCTGGGAGATATGGCACGAGGCAAAATATATGGCTTCTTGTATGGCCCAGGCCGTGAGCGGGAATAGGATCATGCTGGCTTCCACACGCTCAAAATCCCGCGTGACCTGACGCCAGTTAGATTCAAACACCGACCACTGCGCAGGATATCTGATGTACTCAAATCTCTGTCCCCTTGATTCAAAGCTCACTATGACCTTGACATTGGGAAATTGCTTCAAAAGTTCCCAAAATGGATTATTTTGATAAGTTGTAAGATTGGTATTGACTACGATCTCGCAACCTTGATTCATGATTAACATGCGTTTCAGCAGCAACACATTGCTCTTGATTAGGCTGGGCTCACCACCCGCCAGGGTCAACATCTCTAACTTCATGAGATCCGAGTCCGCCAACACTGGCACATTACGTTTGCTGGATCCATGCAAGAGTATTTGTTCCCATCGGCTGCTATACTCGGGGCCACAGTACACGCACGATAGATTGCAGGTGTTCTCAGCCTGTAATTGCAGCGTCCTTAGCCCCACTTCATCATTATTGAGATGGGGATACATGTTGATATAATCCAATCTATAACTGCGACCAGTGTGTTGTTCTTCTTGCCAACAACGACCGCAATCCCGTGGTTGGGATCCGGATTCTATGTCGTGACGTATGCGCGTTGCTTCGGATCCTTGCAAGGCGCTGCCCAAATCGCCGTGGTCCAGGTACGTGGCGTTGTTGCAACATATACGCACTTGGCCATTTGTGTCCACCAGGAGATTATGGCGTACGGCAGCACAATCATTCATCATCAAAGCCATGTCGGTCATAGTCATGTTCCCACTGGTTCTTTTGCAGTCGGAACAGTTGATCCTTTAGCAACAATCGTTGTTTTTTGAGATCAGACAGTTGCACATCGTTGTAGCATCCAGTTTTTTCAAGTGCATCGATGCGACGATCCAGTTCGGCATGCAATCTCTGTAGTTTTTCAATCTGCTGCTGATACATCTTGCTGCTGCTCCAAAACATTCAAACTATTGGCGTCAAGCTCATCGCTATCGCTGGGCGAGATGTCTTGCTCAAATAAATTATTGAACATGGTATGAGCGTTGACTGCTCGCTTTCCAGTAAATCCTCTCGTGCCCACAACACGTTCCCATACTTTAGCATGATCATCAATGATGCGCAGACTCTTATGGCGATCCCGCGCAGCAAAAACACGGTCAATGACTCGGCGCACGTCATAATTGCTGTCAGTGGGGTGCACCATCATGTCAGGTGAGATGCCTTGATCATAAAGACGGTTGGCTCGCTGCACTGCCTCGATGTGCATCCAAACATTGTGGCCCATGAGCAAAGCGTAACTGAAACTGTCCCAAGACGTCTTGCCCTCTTTGCCGATCTTGTTGAGATCACCGGGCCGATACACGCAGACATCGGAGATCCGGAGTCGACTGCTGATGGGGCTGTCTTCGAACGTGGCATGGACGCCATCTTGTGTGACTGCGTCGCAGAAGGATCTGGTGTCGGTGGCATACTTTTTGTCGTCCACAGTGGGCGACATCTTGTAGCTCCATTTGCCACGATTGTCAGTGGCAATGGTGTGATACAACTGTCCGTTGGCAATGGCCAGGAACGGTGATGCGCAGTCAAACGAAATGGTGAAATCAGGGTTATGATATTTTCTTACCGCGCGTTGGATATCGGTAAGCAGCACAGCCCACTCCAGTTTACTGGTGCCCAGGAAGTGCATCCAATCATGAAGACCTTGCTGTAGCAAGCCATCGTGTATGAGATGCACCAGGCGTTTCAATACCAGATGCACATCGCACATGTTCTGACCACCCATGGCCCAACCTTCAAATGGTCGCTGATGTCGGGCAGGATCTGAATAGTCTTTCATGAGACTGTACCAGTGATCCGCTTCGGCGTGATTACCGCCCTGCAGCACGTTCAAGGTCTTGGTCGTGCCGTAACGGTTGGCCATCCAAAAATCATTGTTGAACTTGGTGGCCGTGACCGCATCTTCATAGCTGGAGATACCGGCCAAGGCCGCCCACTCGGGATTGCGATATGTCCAAGTGGGTATGTCCATGGTCATACCGTATGTGGCTATGCCCATTTGCCATTTCAGCACTTCTTCACGTTTGAGCTGTGCTGCTCGATCTCGGGGATCAGCCCAGCGTCCCGGCCACACGCCCTTGGCGATCTGGAATCCGCCTGAGTCTGCCAGCATGATGGTGCCGGGATCTCGATTTCGGATCATGTCCTCTTTAGGATAATGCTTGGTGAGATCAAGATTGGCATGTCCCGCTGAGTAAAGACTCCAGCGATATGGGAACAATGCCTTGTGTGGATTCAGCCAGTTCATCTGTTCCATGTCTTGTATGCCCGCAGGCATGCGTGACTGGGGCACATATGCATCGGATCTCTGCTTGCCTACGTAGGTAGCATAGAAGCCAGATATAGCCGGCAGGAACACAGCATAGTCATGCTGCGCAGCAGTTAAGTCGTGTTTTTCAATGGTCATGGGCTTGCTTGATTAGATCGTAATCTCGTTGGTAGCGTTCACGTATACGTTGTTCGAGTTCAGGTCTAAACGACAAACGTTTTTGGAACCACTGTTGGAGTTTTAATAAATGCCAATTTTCACTGTTGTTATTTAGATGCTGCAGATTGATTTGCAAGATATCATTTGTTTTCTGCGCAAAAAATTGATCCATAATGATATAACGACACTGGGCAGTGACTAAGTCGGGTATGAAATCACTTTGTGGCCACACATGGTCATCAAATCGATCACATTGATCGAATATGATCCTTTCAACAAGATCAGTGTATTGCTCACGAAACTGAAGTATTTCCATATGATAATCATGCGAGGTGGCCATGCTTTGCGCGAACACTGGTCCATTGGGACCTACCGGACTCAAAATAGAGGTGCGGATATATTGTGCTATACCACTTATCCAACGCTGTATGGGATCTCTCAACACCACAATTATTTCTTTAACATCAAAAACGGGATCAGGCAGTTGCGTGTGACGCCAACCGCGATTTCGGAGAGATTCAACAATGCTGGTACTGGCGTTTTTGGGTATGGGAATATAGGCACGCAGCCCACTTGGATCAACCATGGGCAGTCCACGTATCACCAACGGCCTAGTCATGATTTCATGCTGGCCAACATTAGGATCTTGCCTAGTTCCTGGCCCAGGTCCTGATCTTCTGTAATGATATGAAGGCTACTGATGTTGCGATCAGTTTTCCGTTCGTACATACGTTGTTCTATCACCCAACCACCACTGGCTCTTGTGACAGAAAAGTTCATGGTCCTGTCACTTTCTATTGACCGTATTGGTTGCAGTGGTGCCTCTTTCATAACCTCAATATCACCGTGTGATGCTTGTTTCAACTTTTTAGCCAACTGTTTATAGAACCATTTCATTGTGAACCTATTATTTGGATTGTGCTGGTAGGATGTAGTTGTAGACAGCGATGCCTGAATCCACAGTGACCTGCATGGCGCCCTCGTCTGAGATCTTGATGACCTTGTCGCCCACAAGATCCAGGATGCTGATCAACTGTGATTTAGGCCATGACCATGAGTGCTTGAGATTGCCAGTGATATCGGGTTGGAACACAAATTCGCCGGCATGTGTGCTGTGATCACCAAAGTAAAACTTTAAGTTTCGATTTTCAGTTCGTACACGAAAATTGCTTTCTTCAGCATTGGCCTGGCTCTGCATCTTGAGTCGCTGGATACCAGCCACGGTGGGTTCAAACTCCACGTTCCAGGTCACATTTTTCATCTTGGCTGTGCGCAGCTTTTCTGCCACGATCTCTGACGTCATAAATCTGTAGTCGTTCTTGAAGTCCCCGGTGGCATTTTCAAAGTGCAGGCCCACTGGTACATCTTCGCCGTTGCGATTCTGTTGGGTCACTGTGATACGGGCATCTTCTTTGTATTCAGCCAAGCCCAGGATGATCTTGAGTTTGGCCAGGTTGGGCATGCCAAACGTGCCAATGAACTCGGCCACGGGCGCGTGATATCGTGCCTGGATCACCACGCTGCGATCTTCTGCCAGCCCGTCGATCACGGTTTCTTGGTCGGTACCCGTGATTTTGATCAGCTCGATGCAGCCTAGATCAAAAGTGTGTGCTACAAGGTCAAGTAAATGGTCTTTCATGATTGTTTCATCCTACGTTTAATTAATTTTGATAACTGCTGTGGAGTATAGTTATTTCTACAATTGTCGACAGTGTCTATATTTAGATTGACAGCAGTCATGATAAGGTTTTCTACCTCTGATGCAGTATACAACCTTGCGCTGTCATTGTCAAGGATTTTGTCTATCTGATCAGGCGATTTATTGTATACTCTGGCCAACGTCTGGCCGGCTTTCCAAGGATCAGTGAAGCCCGGCTTTGTAAGTTCTATCCAGGTGGTGCTGGCCGAAAGATGATAATGTAAATAGAAATCAAACCCCTGCTCCGTACTTGATTCTATGAACCATGACAGTGGTGAAAATGTTTGTGTGCCTTGTTCGGCGTTGATGGCTCCGGCCCATCTGTCGCAGTCATTTATGGTACACAACAATCTACCGCCGGGTGCTAATATTTTGAAGATTGATTTCAAGTACAGTTGGATAGTGCTGGGCCTTTTGTAATTAAAAAAATTATAAACTAAACAACTGTCAAATTGTTGCGATGGAAGATTACCCAACAATAGTGCTGTATCGCCCGCGGGCAAGGTCAGGGGATCTGTGATAGTTTGGGGATAATCTCCTGGTTCTTTTATCACATATTTACGCAGTCTTCCTTGATACAGCGGCGGGAATTGCAACACACAGGCCTTCATGAGATCATCATGGGTATCAGCTAGATACAAGGGATCAAAACCAACCCAATGAGGGATCAAGTTTGCAGAGCCAGGACGTATGATAATACCAGGTTTTCTCCAATCGCCCAAAAGGCGCACACGATTCTGCACATATTCAACAGCATTTTGATCAAGATCAAGTTCTATCAATTTATCATATCCGGCCGCAAAGTTTGATTCGCTTCTGCTGAACAAATCGGGCCAATGTGATTTAATAAGATTATCGAGTTCCCTGACTATCTGCCGTATCATGCCATGGTAAGAGTCTAGGCTGCGGTCCCAGTGCTGCCTAGTTTCTTCTAGAGTTGGGTACAGGTTGGTGTAAAATGCCGCGTTTGAAATCAATGAATAAACTGGCATCAATATATTTTCAATCAATTGTCGATCGTGGTGAGGCTGCCATACCTCATCAATGGCATTTTTCAATTTAAGTAGGTCCGCCAACTTCATGAAAAGTCAAACAATGATTGAAAAGTGTTGGCTGTGTTTGTGGCTGATTCTAGGTCCCACTGCAACACACCCAAGAGATTGGTAATTTTTGAGTCAATGACGGTGGTTTCCATAAGGGCATCATCAAACGGCAACTCCTTGAACCACTGCGGTAGATGTAGTTCGTCTGTGGGATAAGCGATGCTGGTCCAGTTCAAGGGATTGTCCTTGAGCTTGCACACAATGACTTTCATGCCATCCATGATGGTCATGCTGTAGTTGTCGCTGTTCATGCGCTTGAGTTCATTCCAGTTCATGGCCGCACGAACATGTCCTGGCATGTTGGTTTTGCCCTCGGCAGTTTCGCGCCTGGTATAGGTAGTTAGGTTATTAACTCGTTTGGGTGTGCCTTTTTCCCAGCCCGGGCGGTCGCGGAATCCAAGTTTGAAGTCACGTATTTTTTCAACTACCTGTTCTCGCAGTTCGCCCTGCAACACATTGTTCAGCACATCACTGAGAAATTCTTGAATGACTTTGGGAGTATCTGATCTTTTGAGATCAAGCCCCATGGCCTTGACCTTGCCTGCGCGACCATTGACGTCGAGGCGCTTGCCTTCCTTGTCGATGATCATGACAGCGTAGCGTTTCTTGGTGATAAACAACCCTTTGCTGGCCACCAGCTCACGACCCCCGCGTATCACAGAGCCTAGTTCACGCGGCACATGAAAGGCCCGTTCCATGAAGCCTGGAAAACTCTGATTGACTTGTTCAGCGACTCCGTCATACAACTGTATGCAAGTTTCTGCGTTCCAAGACATACGACCCGATTCAACCTCGCTGCGCAGTGCGGGCCAAGCCGAAAAGTAGCATGAATCAGTGTCCCCATAAATGATGGCATCGCCCACATGATCGTAGCGTCCTGTGATACACTCGTTGACGTATGCGTCCATGTGTCGTGCAATAGCCCGTCCAGTCAGCGTGGTGCTTTGGCCGATGCGTTTATCAAAAAACCTACAGCCGGGATTGAGAATCGCTCCATACAGGCTGTTCAAGTTAATCTTTTTGACCAGCTGTCGTTTGTCCCAATATTCCTCTTGTTCTTTGTTGTCTGCCTGTTTTAGTTTGGCCTGCATCTCTTTTCGTTCTGCGTACCAGCGTTTCAGCAGTCCCGGAATCACGGCTTCTGTCTCAAACGTGAATATGGTTCCGTTGGCACTGAGGATCCATGGGCGATTGCTGTCAAAAATCATGTGCCAAATTTCTGCAGCACTGTGGATGCTTTCTTCACCATTTTGCCAGTCTATAGTTATCTCAGTGCCTCGCTGCTGTTCCATGACAGCGGTGTATTCCAGCGTGCCAAACAAGCCTTCCCAAGCCGCTGCAAAGCTGGCACCACCTGCTTGCTTTTCCGCGATGTAGCGGTCGGTCATGATGGGTCGCAGTTGACCCACAATGGTTTCTGGTCCCATATTGAGGGCTCGGATGGTGCTGGGGTACAGACTATTGATGTCAATGCTGCCCACCCAATCATGCATGCCTTTTTTGGGAGTGGCCACATATGCACCCGCGGCCTGCGTTTCTTCGTCAGTGAGTTGCTCGCGCCGGTTGGGTACCACCATGCCACGCTCGTGCGCTTCGTTGATAATGGCCTGTTCTGTCACAGCCACAGCGCCCATGGTGGTGGGCAGCAGCACTGTGTTTTCATGCGCCAGTGTGTTGGCTAGGTCCAGGAAACGTAGTTTGCGATCAATATTGGCCAGTAGTGTCACGTCCTGGCGGTTGTATTCTATGAATGTTTTCCAGTTCTGGTTGTAGAGCTGGTCCAATGTGCCTTCGAACGCTGTTTTGCTGCCCAGTTCTTCGTATTCACCAATGGCATCCAGGCTGTAACTGTGACGTTCCTCATAGGTGTACTTGCGGTACAGTTGCATGTAGTCTAGGTGTACGCGACCAACAAGATCAAACGTGATGTTTTCTGCACCAAATCTCTCAAAGGTGCGCTGCTTGGGCAACTGATTCCAAAGACAAAAGCGCCTCGTGTCGTCCTTGCTCAGCACTCTAGTCACGCGCTGCACCACGTAAGGTATGTCGTATCCCTCAGAGTTCCAACCACTCACAATGTCTGCGTCACCGATAAGATTTAGAAAAGTGTCCAATAACTCGCTTTCCTCGCGGAACACAAAGGTATTGGGAAATTCTCGCGCCACTTCGTGCGCTGTTTCATCACTCATGTGACGCGGTGGTACCACCAAGGTGACCAGTTGGTCCAACCAGTCCAAGTACACTGATATGGCAGTGATTGGATTGAATGGATCTTCAGGGCGGCTAAATCCGCGTTCGGGATCAAAGTCTACTTCAATGTCAAAGAATGCTGTGTGCAGTCGCGGGGCGTCTTGACCCTTGTAGTTCTCTTCCAGGCAGCGGAATATGGGATTGATGTCTGCTTCATACAAGGTCTTGCCCCGCTGCATGGCCAGTTCCTTGCGGAATTCTTTTTTATGGCGAGTAGAGAATCGAGCCACCGGTGATCCAAAAATCGATCGGAACTTGCCGCGAGGATCATCATAATAGAAGATGTAGTTTGCAGGGTGTTCTTCATAGTATCGTTCACCGTTGCGTCGGCCTACTATGTGTATGCGATCTTTTTCGCGATCAAAAAGTGCATCAATGTAACTCATTTGTCTCCATTATGGCCGGGGTGCCTTGTTGCATGCTCGTAAGGTGCGCGACTCGGCTGTATTATAGCGCGTCACCACGATGAAGTCTAGCTCATGCTGCTAATAATTCGGTGTCTTGAGAAGTTTTTTCTGGCTAAATATTTTATGATGTGGAGTCGGCAAAACTTTACGATCATGAATAGCAAAACGCCCAAAAACAATAAAAGCCATAGAGCAAGGTTATTTAATCCTGACCACTTGCATGAGGTCGAGGAGTCCTACTTCATACATCTACAGTTTGGTATCTGGGCGGGAGCCTGGCTGATGATGACGGGCGTGGTAAGCATAGTGCATGCTGTGATACCAGTCTTTATGGCCAGAGTGCCCGACCGCATGTTCCGTTATTTTGTAGCAAAGTCTTCGACCCGTATCAAAAGGATCGAGACCCTGCTTCGTAAGAAAAACCTCGGTTAAACCTTGCCAATTTTGCCTGTACTCGACAATATAGTTTCCAGTAACTCTTGTTCTTGCTGAGTTTTATCAAACTCCATCTTGTGCGCGACTCGAATGGCCTTTTTCAAGATACTGGGTTTGATTTCAAGCTCTTCAGCTACGGCCTTGATTGTGTCTGACAGAGCGCCATTTAATGTTTCGACCTCGTACATGACCTTAATGCCTTCATTAATAATTTGCGTGAGCTTGGCTCGCTCTTCGGCATTGAACGTTTTGTCAGATAAATTGATGTCATTCATAATTAAACTCCTTGTTGTACATTATACTGTATCTTGTGTGCTATTGCAAGCCACCAAACCGATAAACATTGTCAAAATGATTTACTTTGGCTAACTCGTTCATAGCATTTCTATATTCGGGATGCCGATGATCAAATACATCATGATCAAAAAACCTGCCATTAAATGTTCCCCAATCTAGAATACGACTGTACTCTACTATGTCAGCGTTATGACTCATGCTCCAATTATAAAATTCTTCAATTTCTAGATAATTTGATTGTTGTGCTATCATGCGAGTGTGTACTTTGATGCCAGACGTTTGTTTCTTTTTGGCCAGCCATGACATGGCATTTACGATTTGATGCCACTGAGCGCCGCGTCTCAATCGTTCGTAGGTATCGGGTCGGGCAGCGTCGATGGTCACAGTAACAGACTCTACCCGATCTTGCATGCGTTCAAGCCTGTGCCATCGGGAAGGCATCAAAACTCCATTGGTTTGGATCTTGAGTCGAAGATTGGGCAACTGGACCGGATCCAGATTTGAAACCAATGTCATGAGTGTGCGACTGGCAAACAATTCTCCAGATGTACTAAGGAAAAGTCTCAGCTCTTGATCGGTGGGCTCGCTGAATAGGTTGGTAGCTATGGTGTGTGCCACTTCATTGTCTCGCGCTGCAGTGTCATGATTTTTCTTTATAATTTCGGTACGACAGCTGGGACAACTAAGATTGCACACTATGTCACCGGCCAGTATTATTTCCCGGGGCAGCAGGAATTGTCTGGGATCATCTATGATTTTAGACACAGCAGGAGGTATATTATCCCGTGTATTCAGCAGGTCATTGGCCATGATGCCGCATCGCTGTTCGTTACAGAACTGATATTTTCCATCTCTGATGCTGGCTCTTATTTCTTGGCTCAGTGGCTTGGATAAAATTTCAGTCAAGGATTCTTCCATGATGTTGCCCACTACAGTGGGCATCCATTCTGCGCAGCCACACAAACGCACATTTCCTTCTAGGCCAATTTCCGCAGACACATAAGGACTAAGGCATATTTTGCCTTGCAGTTGCTTTACTGCAAAAATTTTGGGGTCAGGCCGGAATTGACGATCTTGTATGATGGGTATCTTGCGCAGCATCAGTATCGATAGCTGTCGGGCTTGTAGGGCCCGTTGACATCAACATCGATGTAGGCAGCCTGATCCTGCGTCAAGCGTGTGAGTTCTGCACCTATGGCCGACAGGTGCAGTTTGGCCACGGATTCATCTATGTGCTTGGGCAGCAAATAGATCTGGCCAGGTGCGTACTGTCCCTTGTTTTGCCAGAGCTCCACCTGGGCCAGCACCTGGTTACTAAAGCTGGTGCTCATTACAAAGCTGGGATGGCCAGTGGCACAGCCCAGGTTCACAAGTCGTCCGCGTGCCAACAAGATGATTCTCTTGTCATCAGGCCAAATCACGTGATCCACTTGAGGTTTGATTTCTTCCCACTCAAGATCGTTTAGTGAGGCAACATCAATTTCATTGTCAAAGTGACCGATGTTGCACACAATGGATTGATGACGCATGCGATCCATGTGCTCGCGTGTAATGACATTGGTGTTACCTGTGGCGGTTACGAAAATGTCGGCTTTGTCGGCGGCATATTCCATGGTGACCACTCGATAGCCTTCCATCGCCGCCTGGAGTGCGCAGATGGGATCAATCTCTGTGACCCATACTTGTGCATTGAGCGCCCTCAATGCCGCAGCGGATCCCTTGCCCACATCGCCATAGCCACAGACCACGGCGACTTTGCCGGCGATCATGACGTCGGTGGCGCGCTTGATGGCATCCACCAGTGACTCGCGGCAACCGTAGAGGTTGTCGAACTTCGACTTGGTGACGGCATCGTTGACATTGATAGCAGGGAAAGGCAGGAGATTGTGGTAAACCAAGTTGTTGAGTC